TCACTTTGAGGGCTGCGCGACAGCGCCGATCCGGCGGTAAACTCGCTTCGTTATCTCCTGTTTGGAGTGGCCCAGCAACAGGCTGGCGTCTGCGATATCGGAGATCTCGGACGCGGCTTTCGGCCTGATATCCTTGAATTGGAATTGCCTTATTTTCTCTGCATCGTCAGCCCTGCCATCGGCAACGGCAGAAACGCGTGCTGCTTCCCGGGCTTCATCCCATCTGTTACGCAGCATCTGCTGAGAAACGCGTATGCCAGTCCTGCTCAAAATGAAGTGATTGGATACGTGCTTGGCGTTTCTCAGCATTATTGCGCCTATCAGCAGGCCCAAGCTGTTTGGAACGCCGCTTTTCTGCATCTGAATGCGCAGACGCTTTCCGGTCTTTCCTTGCTGGACATTGAGGTAGTCGCCCTCAATATCGCCTCGGTTCATCGCGATAACGTCCGCTGGTCGCTGACCGGTAAGGTAAGCCAGGTCCATCGCATCCTTGAGCTCCTGCGGAGCTTGCCCGTACACAGCAGCCCAGACCATGTCATTCGCGTAATAGTCGCGGACCTTTTCCTTGTTCTTGCGCACCCCGGCGCAGGGGTTCTCGCGATCTGTAAATCCCCATTCACGTGCCATGTTATAAACATGAGATAGCAGAGCAATTTCTCGGTTTGCTCTGGTCTTTGCCGTCCGCGCGTCTCGATACTGGGCGACCATTGACGGGGTGATCGCGTCAATCGGCGCGCTCTCGAAACCCTTACGCAGGTGTTTCAATTCAGCCTTGTTGTCTTTCTGCGTTCGCGCAGCTTTCTTCGGGATTATGTCCCGCTCGTACCGGTCAAAAATCCCCTTCATGATCTTCAAGTCATCTGGCTTTGCCTTTGCCTCCAGCTCAGCCCATTTAAGTCTGGCCTTATCCAAGTCTCCGCCCAACGGAAGCTCTTTGCCGTTCGCGTCCCGATAGTAATACCCCACCCAGACAGTTCCGTTTTTGCGGGGGCGCTTGCGCCGTACCATCCCTGGCGGTAAATCCCTGTTCTCAGTATTCCGGGGGCGCATTTCAGTTCACTCTGGAAAAGTCCGGTGTCCAAGCTGGGCGCGCCGGGGAAGGGTTGTGGTCACCGGCGGGCGCCGGTGTCATGCCGAGTTTCATGCGTGCGAACATCCGACCTACCAGAGGTCGCCCGCCACGGCTTTCTACAAAAATCCAATTGCGGTCGTTGAGCCATTTTCGCTGATGCGCTCTGTGTTTGTAGCCAGTTAGATCGGCCAGCTCTTGGTCTGTGAGTATTTCTGCTTCCACGGGGTTTTCTCCGGGCCGCACAGGGCGGCGGAAGGGTTATAGATTGACGGTGAGGCTGTTGGGGTCGAACTGCTTGCCTTCGGCGTCTGGCACCAATACGGGTACGTGTTGACGGACGAAGTCGTCGAAGCACTGAGGGCAGTAAACAGCGCGGGTCGTAATAAGCTGGCCGTGACCCTTGTAATCGCACTTCGGGCAATTGATCGCAGCAGGGGCGATGTAGGCCATTTGCATGGTAGGCATGTTTAGTCCTCGCCCGCCGTTCACCGGCAGGCGCTTTAGGGAAGCGGATATCAGGCAGGTGCCCCTGATCACTGCTATGGTCCACGCAGCCAGCAGGAGCTGGGGCAGCACAAGGAGAGGTCATGGAATGCACCACAGCCAAGAACGAGGTATACGGGCCTTATAACGCCAAGCTGGGTCAGCGCGGTGCTGACGGCAACATATGGTCGGGCGGGACCCTAATTTTCAGAATCATCGACGACCGGGTCTACTCAATGCACTTGCAGTACCTGGGCAGGCTCAAGTACGGCATGGCGATGACCGACAGAGGGCAGCTGATTTTTACGATCATGTAGGCGACAATCGCCAGCCGCTGCACCCCACAACGGGGTGAAGTTCTATCGCTGGGAGCAAATCTTGTACGATCCTGTTATGTGGCTCGGGGCTTTAATCTTCTTGATAGCCGTCGCCGCAGCTGCTGTAGCTATCATGCCTTTAAGGTGAGTGCGGGATGCGCCGCACCCACTGCACATACGGGCCGTCCTCGGTATCGAAAATTCCGAGCAGGAACCAGTCGTAGGCCGGGGGCTTTTCCGGTTCCCAGCCGAGACAATTGGCTGCGCCTTCCTCCCAGTAGGGGTGAGATTCGAGGTCGGATTCCATGTGCCAGCCGACCACCTTCAGTTGCTGACCATAAAGCCAGCCTTTGTATGCGGTATGGTCTTCATCGAAATTCGGGATTCCTGGGTGATACCAGTAGCCGTCCTCGTCGCGATTGACTTCTACGGGACGTATAAAATTTTCTTCGGGCATGACTTCGTCCTTGCCGCCCATGCGGCTGACATTGAGTTATTTGAGAGGGGGATGGAATAATTATTCGACGTGGCCCGATCAGGCCTTGTCCAGTTGCGTCGTCTGGCACTGCGCGCATATTCTGACTTTCGACTCTCGTTAGTTTCCATATTTGTGAAGGGGATATGTATTAGTTTATGAAAGATGCATAATCGCGCCCTTAACCATCGGGACTGCATAATGAGAATGAGAGGCCAGGTGTTTTGGGAGTGGGCGAACCCGCTCCTTCATTCCCGATCTAGCGACTTCCGCTTGCAGGATCAAGGCTCGATAAACGTTCAGGTGAGGACGTCGAGCACTGGCTCAGTGGAGCTCTTCATAGGGATTTACTCCCAGAATGGAGCAATGCTTTTCGAGGAGTCTTTCGACTCTCGTCCGGGCCAGACGATGACTCAGGCATCAGGTTGGGGGATGGAAAGGGCCAAAGCGTGGCTTGAGCTGCACGTCGCCGCGGCTTCGTCAGTTGGAAAAACGATTCCTTACGGAAAATAAAGAGCCTTGATTAGCCCGAATCGTGCCGTCGGTGGAATTATTGGGCTTGCAAGAAGTCTGTTTGTTTAGATGCGTATGAGAAGACCGGAATTCCTGGTCATGCGCATTGCTGGGCAAAACGCATGCGCGATTCCGAAGAATATAGATTCAAATGTCACGAACTTCTGCTCCAAGTCGATGCAACGACTGCAACGCTAATGATGATGGTAGTTGCAAAGGATGTCTGCGGAACCCGTTGGGATGATGCTGTAGGTGTTCAGCTTCGAGCCTTTGAAGCCTGGGCCAGTTATATTCATGCTCCGCAGGGCTAATGCATCACTCATGATCTTTCCCCTGTGTATTCACGCCAAGCGATCTTTACGCCGTTGACCAGAAAGCCCCAGTCGCCTTTCCATCGGCTGGTGATGAAGAGGGTGTACACGCCGCCGGGCGACACTTCGTCGATGCGGTGGTATTCGCCGTGCTTGAGCTGCGCTGTGTCGCCAAGTCGGCGGTATATGTACTCAGTGGCGTGGAACGGTCCATCGAAGCTTTCGCGCAGCTCAGCAGTCTTGATCAGCGCAGCGGTCAGCAGGGGATCGTCGGCGGCCAGCAAGCGCTGCTCCCTGTACCAGCCCCGCAGAATGACCGTGCGCGCATCCCACGGATGGTCGTCCAGGTCACGATCAGCATCTGACCGCATGATGTGGTGTACCCGGATCGACCAAGGACACCAGCGGATGCGCCCGAGGTGGGTTTTCCGGTCGTAGGCGTTGAACAGCCACCAGCGGCCCATATACACCTCTTGGCCATCAGCTGACCGTATGTGCAGATAGGGGGTGCGCTGGGCGCGGGCGATGAGCCAGGCAGCGATTGCCGGGCGCGCGAGTAGCTTGGCGAGCAGTCGCCTGAAGAGATTGATCATGCTGCCACCTGGTGTTGAGTTGATGTGCGCCATGGGTCGTTTGCTCGAGCAAGTGCAGCCATCGGCGGCGGGCTCACGCTGTTGCCGCACATGTGCACTTGCTGGGTTTTGGTGAAAGGCTTGCCGTCGGCACCGTGGGTGATGACGTAGTCGGCGGGAAATCCCTGGGCCTTGTACAGCTCGGCCGGTTTGAGCATTCGCAGGCAGATGTCGACGATCACGTAGGGCGTGCCCTTGACCATGACGGTGACCAGCGCCAGGCGATCTTTGGTCGTGATCGTTGGTGCCGGCTCGCCCGCACCACTGACGTTCTCTGCCCCGTAATAGCTGATCAGGAACGCGGCAACGCGCAGCGCACCTTCCTCATGCTCCGGGGAGAGCCTGAGCGATACGACTGAGCTTTTACCGCCGCCACCTGCTGTGACCGTTGGGGCGGGTTCGTCCAGAGACTGGCCGACGCTGGCACCGAACTGCCGCTCCATGAATGCTGTCACCATTCCGTGGTGCTGGCCGCCGGCGCTGATTGTGTGCAGCGGATCATTCACGTCCCGCGCATCACAGTTACCGCGCAGGTGCACCAGATTTGCGGCTACCAGTGCGTGGTGCTGACCTGTTGTCAGGGTCGGTACTGGGCTTTCAAGATTCGTCGGCCCGTGACCCGTTGTGTTGGTGATCAGTGTCGCGGTCACCAGCTGCTGCTGGCTGCCGGTGTTGGTCACAGTGGTCATGGGCTCGCGAATGTCTTTAGCGTGAGTGGTGTTGAATCCGCCGTTTGCCTGGATCATCACCGCAGCGGTGACCGACTGGCCGCCACCGCTGGCTGTAACAGTACCGACCGGGCCAAGAATGTCGTTCACACCATGGGAGCGGCGTTTGGTTGCGCCGGATCCTTCGCCGTGACCTGCCTGGACGATGCATGCCGATGCGAGTGCGTGCTTGACGCCGCCAGCGACAACGGTGCCCAGGGGCTGATCGATCCCTGGCACGCGAGGCTGTTGGCCTTCGCGCTCACCGTAACCAGATTGGATTAGTGTAGGGCTGATCAGCGTCAGCTCGCCGCGGTTGGCGCAGGTAATTGTCGGCAATGGCTCCAACGGATCATTGATGCGGTCGCTGCCTTGGTGGGTCGCTGGTGCGATGACCGGGCTGACTACTGAAAATGCGCCGCCCTTTGGATATGACGTGACCGTGCGCAGCGGCTCGTTGGCCGACTGCACCGTCTCGCCGGACCAGTTCGCAATCGGCACAATGAACGGTGCCGGGTTGTCGATGACGAACTTCTTCATGCCCTTGGCGACTCGGCGCAAGGTAGCCGGTGCCAAGTCTTTCTTGCGTCCGAATATGCTTTTGCCCAGGTCGGTGAAGTCGATGCACTCGGCGGCGGTCTTCCAAGGCTTCTGTCCTTTGGCGGGGCGCTTGGCGTGGGTGGGCTCGGGCCACACGATTGGGTGCCCGTCGCACCGGGCAATCATGAACAGGCGTTCCCGGCTGGTCGGCGCTCCGAAGTCGCAGGCTCGGATCACGCGCCACTCGACCACATATCCCAGGCGCTCCAGCTCGGCCACGAATACTGCCCACGTCTGGCCGCGCCGCGCAGGGTCTGGCACCAGAAACTGCTGATCGACCGGCACAACCTCACCAGGTGCGGCGATGCCGCCGCCCAGCTTCACGACTCGCCCGGTCGACTTGCAGCGCTTGGCCACCAGCGGCCCCCATTGGAGTATCTGCTTTACGTTCTCCAGGCTGATTACGCGGGGTTTCTTCTTGCCTGCCCACTTCAAGCCGATCCAAGACAGGTTGCGGATCTCGCGCTTGCGCGGCTGCCCGCCAGCGGCCTGGCTGTGATGGGTGCAATCCGGGCTCATATGGAACCAGCCAACGGCCTTGCCACCACATTCGGTATCTGGATCGCCGTCGAATACATCAGTCGTGAAGTGCTTCGCACCCGGGTGATTCACAGTGTGCATGCTGATCGCCGCCGGGCTGTGATTCTTGGCCACGCTGACTGTGCGCCCAAGGCCCATTTCCAGCCCTGTTCCGGCACCGCCTCCACCGCAGAAGAAGTCCACAACGATCTCATCGTCTTGCGGATTGAAGCCAAGGCCGTACTGGGTTTTAAAATCGAAGGGGTGTTTCTTCTGGTGAGCGGACATAGTTCATCCTCGCCGGGGTGGCGTGAGTCATTGAAGTGGAGTATTAGATTTAGACTGTTGGTTCGATGAAAAGGGAGCTGGATTTGAAAACGCAGGTTTCTGATGAGGAATTAAACGCGATGAGAATGCGAAATCTCGAAGCGGATATCGCAGAGTATTCGCGTTTGGGTATCGAGGTTCTGTATATGCATCTCTCGGGACTGTCTTCCGTAAGTCGAAGGTCTCACGTTGAGCGAAGCGGGGAGCTGTTCACTGGCCAAGAAATGATTGACTGGTGGTCCAGAGAGGAGAATAGCGTTGCATGCCGTTGCTCTTTCGCAGCCGTGATGGTCGATCAAGACGGCAAGCCTCGCTCAGAACTGCTTGTGACAAGAGTTAGGCAGGCCCGCGATAAATGGCTTGCCGGTTGATTTATCGCCTGCCGAGGCGTACAGCGCAATAGGTGAGGGTGGGGTGATTCAAAACCCTTCGTCGTACTCTCTTCGGGTTCTGCGAGGGCCCGCGCTTAAGCGCGGCCTTGTAACTGGCCTTCGCTTGCTTCTTGTCCAAGCACCAATCACCAGCTATCTCGACTGGCTCACATAGCAATAGGTACTCAGCACTGTGATAGCTGCTTATGCTGTGGCGGCTGTAGCGAACCATGCGATATTCGCGCTTGCCGCGTTCGCCGCGCTCTTGATATCGAGGCAGCTTGATGCCCAAAAAGTGGGCAAAGCTGTCGTAGCACTCGCTCTCATCCAAGTAGGCGTCAAAATTAGTGCGCTTAGGTGCAGGTGGCGCAGGCGGCATTTCGGCAATAGCGAATCGCTCGCCCTCTTTGGTCGCGAAATAGAGAATTTCGCTCTGATCGCAGAACGACGGCGGCTTGCGACTTCCCATCAGCCCCAGGATCACCAAGCTCTCTAAATCTGCCATATCGCCGTGGCCAGGGCCGGCAAGGAAACGGTTTCGATAGGGGTGTCGGCTATCGCGACAATCAGGCCGCAGGCCAAGCGTGTGCCAGAGCAGGCTTACTTGAGCCTCGGTGGGCTTGTTTCCCATGGCGTTTCTCCATGCATGCGCCGCCCTCCGTGTCCGGTGGTGGCAAAATAGTATTAAATAAGGTATTAGTGGTGATGGGAGTATATTTCTTGATTTTTGATCGTATGAACTAGGGGTTAATTAATGGATTTTATGCGTAAGGAAGGATTTTTGCTGGCAGTACTATCTATAGCAGCATTCTGGGTATCGTATATGTTTGAAACTGGATATGCTGATGCGTTTGGTATATCTCATGAGTTAATAGATATCGACCTAAAAACGATGGTTGTAGCTATAGCGGCAGTGTTGTTTTCTTTCATCCCGTTGATAGGCTACTGTTATGTAATGATTAAACTAGGAACGAAGAAAAGTCGTCACACTAGATGGTTCGCAATTAAGATGGTACTCCCCTTTCCAATGCTTTTGTCGCTTTATCTGACCGGATTTACTTCAGTCTTCGTCTGGAGTTCTCTAGCTTTGACCATATTCTTTTCATGCGTTTCGGTAGTGGTGGTTGCTTTTAAGGCCCGTAAAATTGGTTGGTATCAGGCTTTAGCAACCGCAGCAGACTCCGAGGGTATTAAGGAAATAAGCGGGCAGAGAGAACTTTCAGGTCAGTCGACAATTTGGGACAAACTGCTCGGCGTTGTCATGGTTTTCTTTCTGTTTACTGTAATATCGCTGTGTGTTAGAGGAGTGGGGGTGGGGTCTGCGTATATAAAAAATTCTTACCCGTCATTCGGTATGGATGGAAAGACCTACGCTATTTTGGCCAACTACGGTGATAGATTTGTATTGGGTGGTGTTGACAACGGTCATTACGACTTTAATACATATGTAATTCCTAAGAACTCAGAAAAAATCATCAACCTCAAACTCGTTCGCTATAGTGATTTCTTGCCATGATTGGTGTTGATTTTAGAATCGCGTATTTCTGAGGCAGTGAAATATATTGACTCGCTGAATCGGTGACCACTAGCTCCGTTTCCGGTGGTGGCAAATAGGTTGGGGGTGAGCTATAGATGATGGTCGGCATGGGCCGGATCAAAGGATGGTTAGAGATGAGTGCAGAACATAGAAAACTGATAGGCATCCCAGATGGCCACGGCCTCAAACATACTGGCTCCAAGTCAGAGCAACGCAAAGGGCGCGACACAGATATCGATTTCTACGATGAAACGGATGCAGAGGGAAATGTTATCGCCCAGTACGAGGTTCGCGACAGTATGTCGATCTATCCGCCGCAAGGAACGACTCTGAGTTTCAGGAAGCTTTAAGTGGGCGAAACTACCTCGTCGCCCGGATCCTTCTGAATCATCAGCATGCTCCTGCGGTGAAACTCCAGCGCCACGATTTCCGACACTGTGATTTCGTGGCGCGGAACCCTATCCTCAGGCCGAGAAGCTGCCCAGCGCAAGCTGAGCTGCATCGCCCACCTTCGCTTCAAGCACCGACTTGAACTCTTGCGCGATCTCTTCGCGCTGCACGTCCTCGCCGACCCAGCGCAGCTTTAGCACCGGCTGTGCGCCGCTGGTGATGACCGAGATTCGCAGGATGATTTCTCGCATTTGCAAGCCTTCAAACGGCACAGCCGAGAAGATCAGCGACGTGGGCAATGTTTCCTTGCTGGTCGCCTCGATGGCATCCATTGCGCTGCGGCTGGCGCGTGTCTCGCTGACGGTGTGATCGCTTTCCGACGATGCCTTCACTGTGATCGTGCGCACGGCGGCGATGGCCTTGGCCAACGGGATGTTCTGCAGCTCATCACCGACCGCCGACAGCGTGCTGTGCCAGTCTTCAATCCAGTCGCTCATATCCTTCTGCGACATGGCACGCCCACTGATGGCCTGCACGGCCTGATAGGCAGCGGTGGGCTTGAGCTTCAGCACCGCGCGATCATCTGCGTGGCCTGGCACTTCCTTGGTGCCCAGATTGAACAGCACCGAACAGGTCATTTCGTCCTGATTGATGAAGCCTTTTGCGTCGGCGACTGCGCGCTCGGACACGTATTTGGCGAAGTCCGCCAGGGAGTTGGTGGAGAACGTGCCACGGAAGCGGCTGCGGCCTGCGCCGAATTGCTCGAGGTTCAGCACCTTCGCGCCTTCGGGCAGCACGATGGTTGGCGTGACGGTGTTCAGCTCTTTGCCTTCCGCGATCAGCGCGGTGTCAGTTATCAGTTGAATTGCTTCTTTCGTGAGGGACATTTGTCAGGTCTCTTTTGGGAGGAAGGTTTGTTGCGGTTGATCAGGTGCGGGGCTTGACCGGTGCTTGGTCGCGCTCGAATAGCTGGCCAGGGTGCGGAGCCTCAGCGAAAAGCGTTACCTGCCCGCCGGTGCCGACGTTCATCGGGGTATCCAGCGCGGTGTTCTCGCTGCGTGTGCCGCGCTTGGTCGGCACCTTGTAGTCGAGCTTGTGTTTGATTTTCACCATGTGCGAATCGCCGATCTGGCTCATGTCCAGGGTGATGACCAGTTTCCCGGCCTTGCCATGCTCGACAACACCCGAGGCGACTTCGGAAATTGCGTAACCGATCTGGCTGGCGAAAGCGCCGCCGTTCAGCTCGTTCAGGAATTCGGTTGTATCAGTAGGTGTGGACATGGGGGTTTCTCCGGGGGCTTTATTCCACTGGGTGGGATGTTGAGTTGAAGAGGGCGGCGGCGATGGTTGGCACGGGACTGCATGCGCCTCACTTACGGCGAATCCTGTGCAGCGGGTAATCAATGGCAAAGTCTTTGAGCAGGCGCTCCATCAGCGTGCTGCTGATCCCGATAAGGTCTTTTGCGGCTTTGCGCGAAAGGCCGCGGTCCCTCGCTTCCTTGATGCGCAGCACGTTCAACGCATCCGCTACCGGGTCTATGCGCGCGGCCTTCACACACGCAAGACCTGGGCTTGGATCGAAGGGCTTGTAATCAAACCTGTGCTCGGAGGCGATCTTGCGGAGCATGTGGTGGCTGACTCCGGTGTTGCGCCCCACGTCGGTGATGGTGGTTGTCTGCGCCATGTGGCGGATCTGTGCGACCACCTCGTCGCTGACGTGGCCCCGTGGCAGGTTTTGGGTCGATGGCGGTGGCGCAGCTGCGCGTATCGCTTCCTTGGTCCGGCGATGCGGCTCAGGCGGTCGCGCCGTCGGTGCGGTCATGCGGCCGTAGCGCTTCGGCTCTGGCCTGACCGGGAAGCCCTTGAGCGTGCCGATCACGCCACCGCGCTTGAGGAATTCGGCTACTTCCGCCTCGAGCACTGCTGACCGTTCTTTGTTGCGCTGAATCGTGCTCAGCTCTGGACTGATCATCAGCTGACACCGTACAGCGCGAACAGCGCCAGGCCGGTGGCGATAGCGGAAGTCCAGCGCAGCATGTACGACGCGAAAGACGGCTGGCGCACTGGCGTGGTTTCAAGGTGCGAGGCCGCTTTGCACGCTACGCCATGGCCCTTATGAACCGCACGCACAAGGCCGGTGGAACGCTCAACGATGCCGAACTCGTTGTTGCCGTTCGGAATCACGGTGAAGCGCGGCAGGGCCGCCGGGTTGCGACGGCCGACTTTGTCGTAAAACTCGGCAGTGGAAAGGGTGCAGCGCTGGCGCAGGCCTTCGAGGATTGCACGACGCTGGCTGATTGAGTGGTGCATATGAGGCTCCTTGACCGCATTGGTCAGATACCAGGCGCGGGTGACCAAACCCAGCCGTGAGACTGGCCTGGCACCTGCCAATGCGGTCGTTGTGGTTTGACGGTGGAGGTGAAGTCACGTGCCCGAGGGGGCTCTGGACTTGAGGTCTGGGCTTAAGCTTTTGTGAGATGTATCCTTGTTTCATCACTTCGTATCTGCACTGGACAACACGTATGCCCTGCGAACAATGTCAGCAGCTTTTGGCTGCAAACTCTTCAGGAGTGCAGACGTCTGATACGGACCGCATGGAACGGTCCGGCATGACACTACGTCACGAGGGGCGCAATGGCCTCCCGCACACATGCAGATATTGCGGTGCGAATTGGATCAGATGGTCGTTCCATTCAAACGCGCACTACGATGTTTGGGAGTTGGTAGAAGGGCATCTAGGAGATGCATAGATTAGGACGCAGGCCTTCGAGATAATCCTTGGCTGACTGAGTGGTGCGAATACCAGGCGCGGATGACCAAGCCCAGCCGTGAGACTGGCCTGTCACCTGCCGATGCGGGCGTTAAGTTGTTGAGTTGAAAGGTGAGGGAGGAGGTGGTGCATAGCATTTAGCTATCACTTGCATAGGTGCGCTCGAGCTGCAGCTTTATGTATCATTCGCTCATCACTAGGGCCTATATGCTTGGAACAGCCGTATGCATTGCGAGCCATGTCAGCAGCTTTTGGCTGCACATTCGTCGAACGTGGAGTCGTTCGATATGAATCGCATGGAGCGCTCAGGTACAACAGTTCGTCAGGCTGATCGAAACGGCCTGCCTCATCTATGCAAAGCCTGCCAAGCGAGCTGGATCAGGTGGTCATTCTTTGAAAGCCATCGAAATTATTTTTGGCAGCTAATGAGTTTTGAGGCCTAGTACCGACCGGTGTAGTGACCAAGACCAGTGATCAGCAGATCGATACCATGTGGCGAAGCTTTTCCGAGCCCTTGCGGCTGATCTTGAGTTCGTAACCGCCCCGGCGTGACTCGGGGATCTTTCTGTCTCGCCTCATCGACTCGTCGTCCAACACCGCGTGCAGCACGATCACCGACATGAACATGAGGCAGAGCGGGGAAATGATCTGGCGGCGCATGGCCTCGGCGATCATCGCTGTCTGGCGATTCACGCCGAGCTTGAACATGGCGACCGACAGCCGCTTTACGACCGTGCCCGGTGCAATGCCGAACGTGCGGGCGATTTCCTTGGCGGTGCAGCCCTGGGCGGCTGACAACAAAAACTGCAACTCTCGCGGCGCAAGACCACGGCCGAGGTGGCCTCTCCATGCCCCACATACGATGGTGGTATCCATTACGTTTACTCGGTGGTTGTCATCCTAAAGCACCCGGCAAGCCAGGTGCTTCAGTGATGGTGTCCACCGCGACCCGCTACTGGCGTCGGTCGCGGTTTGCTGCGTCAGAGGTGTTGACCAACTGCCCGCTGTTGATTGCAGGGCTGACCGGTCCTTTTCATTGGTTGGCGGTGAGCTTCCTCCCCAGGGCGTCAATCAGCATCTGTATCTGTTCGCCTTGGATCACAGGTCCCTACAACATGCACGCTGCAGCTCGTTTGCCCGGTTAGGTGGGCAGGGTGCATGAGGTCCGGCACCCCTCATCGCCGAAGCTCGGGGCGCTAATTCATTGGGTGTTTCAGTGATGCTTTCCGTTTTTGTTTCTGTCTTTCCAGCAAACCTTTCGCGCCGGGTAATCGTGCGCGGTAGCAGACTGTGTTTCGTGCTGTTCCCTGAACTCAACGGCCATCTGGCGTCAGGGGTTGTCTTTGGCGATGTTAAAGAGCGGTTCAATCCGCTGGGCCCGTCGAAGGGCTGCTGCGTCTCGATGGATTAAAATTAGCACTGCTTATAATAGCCTGTCAACAGCAGTGCTAATATATTTTCGCGTGCCCAAAACCCGCTCAGTGGCGGGCCTTATGAATTGATGGCGCTCTGATACAATCCGCAAACTCAAATTGTGGAGCTGGAAATGAAACGGATCATCGCCTTATCTATGTTCGCCTTTTCCCTTGGCGGATGTGCCTCTGGGGCTGTATGGAAAGCCACTGGCAGCACTGACGAATTCACAGACAAGACCATTATGATGGTGACGACTGGGGATTTTTCTTCGGGTAGCAGCATCATGACAAGCTCGCTGAAATTTTACCCGGTCGTACGAAAGGAGGGTGGCCAGGTCTATGTAGGTGTTATGTCCGGCGGCCGGTTTAAGATCCCTGTGGGCACCGTGCAGCTGCGGATAGATCAAAACGAAGCTTGGACTATTACGCCGCAGGAGACGCCAGTAAGCTCAATGCCTGCTCCGCCGCAGTACGTTCTGAACCTGCCGCCCGAGCAGGCTGCCATAGTCAAAAACGCACAAGAGCAGGCCATGATCAACGCTACACAGATGATGAGCCCTTACACCATCACAGGCGGCGATAAAGCCAAGAAGATTCTCAGGCAGATGCTTTCAGGGAAGGTTCTCAAATACCGCGTTGTAGGGATCAATCAGGCGGCCTCGACAACTGGCGAGGTTGCGCTGGATCCCTCGTTGGCTGGATCGCTAAGGCTGGTTGGCATAAATGAATCGTCGCTATAGCCTTAGTAACAGAGCCCGCTCAGCGGTGAGCCAGGGCAGGTCTAGGAGGTGGAGGCCGTGCGAACACCACGCGGGTATTGGGGTTGAATTAGGCATAACGCCAGCACAATCCAGGATTCCGGCTACACTCCGCGGAATGTAGGCCCCAGGAATTCTCCTGGCGTGCGACAAGGATGGTCCGAATGACTTCCAGCATGGATCTGAGGCCTATCATTGAGGCTGCTTTTTTGCCGATGACGTGCGAATGCGATTTCGCTCCGGGTGGCTCGATGACGATCCGCATATCCAACCCAGCCACCGAGGCGGAAGAGTTCACCGTGACAGGCATCGACACGACGGCACTGGTCACGATCCGCGACATCGTTGGGCTGATACTTGAGGTGAAGGGGGAGATGAGGCTACGACGGCTTGCGTCTGATCGGCAGGAGAGGGTGCGCAAGGCTTAGAATGAAAAAGCCCGACGCTGGGCCGGGCTTTCGTCATACATATCGATAGGATTGCGGGGCGGTAATGTTTTCGCCGTAGTCGCGCAGATTAATTGGGTTCTGGTATTTTGTTACCTCACCCACCTTTATCGCAAAAGCCTTTTCTCGGCCTGAAAAGTACTCACTGTAAAAGTCCTTGCTGATGCCGGCATGTTCTTTTGTTTCTTTCCAGACGCTAGACGGCGAACCTTCAATGACACCATCTATTGAAAATTCGCCGATAATTTTTCCTACGGGCATAGTTACATAGACGATAACTTTAGAAATGTTTTCGCGTTTAAAAATGTTTTTTCTAAATTCAAAAAGCTTTTCGCCCTGAAAGATCTTGTCCGCGAACTCTGGTTTAATTGACAATAAGACGTTCATCGGGAGACCCCATTTCAATAATTTTATCAAACTGCTTGCGGGAAAGATCTATGCAGCTCCAGCGAAGTGCTTCATCTACCCCTGCTTCGTCGATAAGTCTACCGCGATTCGGTCTCTTGGGAAAGGCTATATTGTAGGTAAAGCGAACGATAAACTGGTTGTTTTTTCTTCTATAAAAGTCTATTAGCTCATTTTCTGAAAATACGCTGTGCGGCCGGCAATATTTCAAATAGTCTTCGATATTGTTAAAGTCATTCATGTGCTTTGTTTCCTCAACAACACATACGGAGCTCGCGACGGCGCGGAAACGTGCCGCGCCTGCGCCATCACCAGTCCTGTAAATCACCAGAGCATCTCCTCTTTTCATGCCCGCGACCCCTGGCATGTTACAGAGATAAACCTTGTGTATGCTATTGGTGTGCGATACGTCTCTAACAATCAGAGCAGGGTCTTCGTTGTGAAGGATTGAGTCGGGAAACAAGATAGAGTGGAACTCAGGTTTTACTGCTAATAGATGAATCTTGTTTCCGGCCATGTTGACTGTTGGATAGTCAAGGGTGGGATTTCCTGCCGCACTAGGAATAGTTTTTTTGTAAACGAGCTCTACGCCATTGGCGGTGTCTTTACTGCCGTGGCGCACAAATCCATACTTCTCAAAAAGCGAAATAAGGCCTTTGTGTTTTTCAAATATCGTTACATAGGCGTCGTCGGCTTTATGTAGAATCAGGTGATCAAATATTTTTTTCAGGAATCGTTCACCCAGTTTTGTTCCGTGAGCGTTAATTTTCAGCGTTCCTATTTTTAAATGTGTTCCGTCTGGCAGCGCTGGAGCTATGTCGTTTACAGGGCCTTTTTCAAGCTTTAAATAAAGGAATCCGTCAAGTTTGTTGTGGTCGTTAATAAATATATACGCACTAGAACCTTCTTCGGCTTTCTTGGCGAACCATTGTGGTAGTTCTTTATAGTCCGTTTTCAAAGAATCAAAAAAAACGTCTTGGAAATCTATGTCGGAAAATTTAGTGTGTTTTAGATTCATCTGCTCTTCCCTGATATTTGGTTAAAAAGAGATCCAGCCCTGATTGTGGCCTTTGTCCTCTTATTGTCGTTAAATTCTCATTTCGTCTATTCAGACCTTTCCCGCAAGATTCTTGCCTGCTTCACTTCATCCGCATAACCGGCCAGCTTGTCCTCGCCAGCATGGAACACAGTGATCATCCGCATGATGGCCTGAGCATCGGCCTCATTGCCCACCAGGCTCAATCGCTCCGCGATCCGCATCAGTTCCACGGCTGACCATTTGAAGTCGGCAGCGAGGCCCTGAAGGTCGCGTGCGAGTTGTTGATTCGGCTTCGTCAATCCCATGACTGGTACTCCTACAAATCCCCGCCGCGCCAAATTACCCGGCCGACGATTTGATGTTCGTTTGACTCACTGCGCAGATAGAACCTGTCCGGGTACTCAGTCTTGTCGGTATTGTCGCTGCGCAATATCCATTGCTGGAGCGGGGCGCGCACCAAGCGTTTGACCACGGTCCCATCTATACCACTCTCAATCACAAATACGCCGTTCTCGACCGGCTCGACCTGGGAACTGTCGACCAGAAGCACATCTTGGTCGTTGATGGTTGGCCACATGCTTCCCCCGTCTGCGTAGATGACTCGCAGGTTTCTGGGTTGCAATCCCTTCGAGGCAAGCCACTCTTTTTTAAATGCCAGAGTGCTACGGATCTCAACGTGCGGGTTGTCGTGCCCAGCACCAGCACCAGCACCAGCAGCCGCCATCGCGGTGTACTGAGGAATAAAAGCGTAATTTTCATCTCTTTCATCCTGTTGAATGAAGTGTTCCTTGCTCTCAATCTTGCCCGTGGCGGTCGAATTTGTTTTCCGCGTGATGCCTCGCCCAAGCGTAGGGCTAACATCCTCGGGCTCAAAATCAAGAACCTCAGAGAGCTTGATCAGGGCTTCAAGGTTTAAGGCCAGCTTCCCCCCAAGGTACTGACTCACAGCGCTTTGCCCTGAATTCCAGCCACACAAAGCACCTACCTCGGCTTGATTAAGGGGAGGGCGCCTGCCTTCAGCCTTGGACTTTGCAACTGCTCGCCGGTACGCGCCTTTGAGGCGTGCGGCATCGGCCAGCTGTTCTGCTGAGAGTGGTGTTCGGATCGGTTTCGTCATGCGCATGATTAAGTAGCAGCGCTGTTATTTATGCAAACAGCACTGCTAATCCTTTCCTTGTTTTTTATAAAACAGCAGTGCTAATATTCGCCCGAACCCAGCAGAGACACGCCGATGAAGACCGTAACCCTTGGGGAGTACCTGGCAACTCATGGCACACAGAGTGACCTCGCCAAGGCTCTGGACATTCAGCAGAGCGCCGTATCCCAAATGCACAGATCTGGGCGAAATATCAACATCACATTGATGGATGATGGTTCGCTTTCGGCTTATGAAATCAAGCCAATCCCAGCAAGAAATCAGCCGCTTAAACCCATTCATCAGCCACACACGTCAGTGGCGTGATGGGAATTATCCGCTCAGGTGGGCAGGGCAGGTAGTACAGCGGATGGGCTGTTGATTCATCCAGTACATAATCTCGGAGTAAGACATGAACGAAAGCAACAGCCACACCGATGCATCTGAGCAGCGCCGCGAGCAGGCCGAGAAAGTTCAGCTTTCTGCTGGAGATCGCGAGATTGCGGTGAAAGCGATCTGCAGTCGGGCAACTGGCACCACAACACAGGTCGCTACCCAGATTCTCGCAGGCATCGCTGCGCTTGATGGCCGACGTCTTCCGATCCTGCTGTGGCCGGAAGATGTCACGCGCGAAGAAAAAGCCGCCTGGCACGATAAAGAGGCTGACTGCTGGAAAGAGTCAACCAAACGTTTTTCAGTGCTTATGTCGGTTCGAAATGAGCCGCGAAGTCCAGATAATCCGGAAGGAAGCTTACAGAATTCTTCACTGGATCAGCCTCTGCCTCATTCAACTTTAGCTGCTCCAGCTCATTGCGAAGCAGAAGAAGAATTTCGTCTTCCTTCTGTATTTGGCGAGCCTGCTCAAGGGTCCAGTGATGCTTGTTAATCAGGTAGAGGTGAAGAATATCCGCTTGAGACGGGTGATTCCAAATCGCAATGTTCCCGTTTCGAAGGCGCTCTGCAAAGCATGCAAGCTTGTATCTCCCCAATGCCTGCCGATACTCCTGCCCGCTCCCTTGCCCGCTAAAGCGCTGTTCAGGGTTTTCCTTAAGAGCTTTTTCGGACTTCTCTACCTCGTCAGCCCATACCCATTGGTAGTTGATTTTTGGGAATCCCATATGTCCGGTCTCCGTGACCTTGTTGTGTGGAAGCAGAAAGCTACCACGGATGCACCGGACACCTACAGGGCCTGAATTTCAGGCAAAAAAAAGCCGGTGGCTAGACCGGCTTCTTCAAAACATTGCGAGACAGATTATGCACATCAGACCTGATCGAGGCAACACAGGCAGAAAGATTGGAGTAGCACTGTGAGCGTTCAAGCAATGTCGTGGGCGCTACAGATCCCGCGCGCGACCCTTTCCGATTCCAGCGCCCGGCACGTTCTGCTGTGCCTGGCCAACTATGCCGGCACTGACGGACGTGGAGCGTTCCCTTCGGCCACCACCCTGAGCGAAGACACTGGCCTTTCCGAGCGCACAGTTCGTTCCAAGCTTGAGCTGTTAAGGGCTTCTGAACTGATCGTTCCAGGCAATCAGGCGTTGGCTGCCGTGTACATCGAACGTCATGACCGACGCCCAGTCGTCTATGACTTGCCGATAAAGCGGGGTGCAAATCCTGCACCCCGAGCTGAACGGGGTGCAGATGACGGCACGGGGTGCAAATCACAGCAGAACGGGGTGCAGAATTCGACCGAACGGGGTGCGAAATCTGCACCCAATACGTCACTTAACCATCAATTAACCGAACAGCAGCAGCCGCGCGAGATTTCGGACGTAATCGCTGAGCAGGACAGGCAGGCCCTTGAGTCGATCGATGATCGTCAGCGCTTCGCCATGTTTGCCGACTGGGCACCAGAAGTCCGTTACCTGATCGCCCAGACTCAGATCGCCGGAGTTAAACCAACCGATATCTCTGACGCGCTGATCCGCAGTTTCATCGGCTGGTTTGTGGCCAAGCAGAACACCGTAGACACGTCCGCCGGTTGGTGTAACCGCTTGGTGGGCTGGTACGTGAAAGAGCGTGCAAAAGGCTCGCTGTCAGCCGATGAGGAAGCACCAGCCGGTGGCGACTGGGCTTCAAAGGGGGTGGTCCTGTGAATGGGCCTGTTCGAGCTGGTTACCTTGTTCAGAATCGGAGAACCGATCCAATCTACACCCCATCGCCTGCGGTCTCTGTCGAGATCGACCCGGCCACCCGCCAAGTGATCGACGAATTGTTTTTGCGGCTGCGTGGAGCTTGCGGCGCATGGAGGCAGTCTTGGCCTACCGAGGAGGTGATGAACGCCGCAAAACTGGAATGGCTGGCGGAATTCATGCGCTCGGGCATTAACTCAATGGATCAACTGCGCCACGGTATGCGCGTGGTCAGCGCGAGCAAATCGGCATTCGTGCCAGCGCCTGGCGTGTTCGTGAGCTGGTGTTTTGCTCCAGAGGGTCTTGGCCTGCCTAGCGTCGAGGTCGCGTATTCCCAAGCCCTGCGTAACTCACACCCTGGCATGGAAGGGCGCGGCAAGTGGTTTCACCCGGCGATCTACCACGCCACTGCCGCGTCCGGCTTTTTCAGCCTGCAAACGCTTCCCCGCGACCTTGGGATGACTCGCTTTGAGCAGAAATACCTCGAGCAGTGCCGCAAGATCTGGCGTGGTGAAGAGTTGCCCCCCGTGCCGGTAGCTCAGCTCGCAGCACCGGGCAAATCAATCACTCCCGAAGTGGGGAACAAGGCGTTGGCCGCGCTCCGTGCCAAGCGCAGCGGAGACGTGCAATGAGCAAACTCACCAACGCAGCGCGTGACCGCGAGTGCCAAATCCGTTACCCAGGATGCTCGAGCGAATCCTCGACCACCGTGCTCGCCCATTACCGAATGGCTGGTACTTGCGGCATGGGCATCAAGCCAAACGACCTGCAGGCCGCTTGGGCGTGTGCTTACTGCCACGATATCGCCGATGGCCGCCTGCGCGCCCCGGCGGTGCTGAGCCGTAACGAAGTCCGCCTGTTCCACGCCGAGGGGGTCATGCGTACCCAGGACGTCCTGATTCGCGAAGGAAAGGTGTCACCGTGAAGCCCGCCGAAATGACGTTGTTCAAACCGAAGCGTACCCGCGCCAAGTCCGTCGACCGTGAGGGCCTGGAGCAGGCCGCATTGCTGCGAGAGCTCAAGCTGCGCATGCCGCTGGTGGCGGCGTTGATCTACCACGTTCCCAACGGTGGCCACCGGCTCAAGCAGGTGGCGGTCAAGTTGAAAGAGCAGGGCGTGCGCGCTGGTGTTCCCGATCTGGTGCTGCCGATGGCCCGTGGTGGGTACTTCGGCCTGTACATCGAATTCAAAGCCACGCCGCCGAACGATGCCGCTGTCTCTGGCACCCAGTACGAGTGGATACGTCAGCTCAACCTGCAAGGCTATCTGGCGATCGTCTGCCGTGGTCACTTCGACGCGATGGAGCAGATCCGCGCCTACCTCCGACTTCCTAAGACTGTGGTGGCCGCATGAGCCAGACCCTGCTTACTTCGTTCTCTGATGCGGAAATCCGCCGTCAGGCAGCGAATTCAGACGTGCGCGATCTGCGCGATGCTCGTTACCCGGGAGTGTACTTTCGCTTTCACCAGAATCGTGAGCGCGGCACTTGGCACCTGGTCGTGGGCAAGAAGTGGGAGAAGATCGCCGGTTTCCCAGAGCTGCCGGTGAAAGGGCTGATCAACGCTCTGCCGAAGATCCGGGAGCGCCTGGCGACTGACCCGAAGGCTTCTGCCGCAGCTGGCACGCTGCAGGCCGTTGGCCAGTTGCTGGAGTGGTTCATGGTTCGTCAGTCCACTGAGCGCAGTCTTTCGGCAAAGCGCCGCGCCACCAACACATCAATCATCACCTGCCACCTCAAGCCGCGCCTGTCCGAACTGCTCATTGCCGATGTGGACCGGTCCACCTTGGACAAGCTGGTCATGTGGCCCATGCAGGCCGAAATGTCGCTCTCCTACGTCCGGTTGATGTGGGGCGTGCTGGTGGTCGCGTTCCGACAGGCCGAAAAGCTGCGTCTGATCGCCCTGAACCCAGTCGCCGGATTCAAGTTCACCGACTTCACCAAGGCCCGCATCCTGCCGAAACCATCGCGGCTGCGTGCCGTTCAGCTGGAAGAGGTGCTTGGTGACCTTGCTGCAGGGTTCGACCAGCACCCGCAGGACTGCATGCTGGCCTTGATGATGCTGTGTCACGGCACGCGTGCTGGCGAGACAAGGCAGGCCCGGTGGTCGCACCTCACTCTGGGTGAGCAGGGCGAGTGGTTCATTCCTGCCGAGAACACCAAGACCCGCTGTGAGCATCGCCTACCGCTGACCCATCAAGCCTGTGCGTTGCTGGAGCGGTATCGGGACTGGCAGTCATCAAAGGGCTACAAGGGCGCCTACATGTTCCCGGCCCGCAATCGTGGACCGATCAGCGACAGCCAGGCATGTGCCGTATTCGCTCGCCTGGGCAAGGGTGAGTGGACGAGCCACGACCTGCGCAAAGTGGCCCGGACCGGCTGGACTGATCTGGGCGTCGACTTCCTGATAGGCGAGATGCTGGTGAACCACACGCTGACCCGCAACGTGCAGACCTACATCCACACCTCGGCTGAACTGCTCAAGCGTGACGCGCTGAACAAGTGGCATGAATGGTTAGACGGGAAAGGCTTTAGCCGCATTCACCGCTCGACCCTGACTAGAAACGAAAATTCGCAGAATGCCGTCGAGGCCAGTACCGGCGCGGCTTCCAGCCCGATCACGAATCCATAAAAGGCGAGGTTTAAAAATGATGAAAAAGCAGCACGGCCCCGCCTTCAAGGCTCAGCAGACAGAAGTTAAACAGTGCCCGGCCTGCAAAGGCAGAACAGTGGTTAAAGGCGTTTTCCATGAATTGGCCTGCGTCCAGTGCAACGCGTCCGGTTGGGTGGACGCTCATACCGGTGATGCTCTTCAGCTCGAATTGCTGGTCACTGCATTGGGGTTGATGCTTCATCAGGCAATGCGGAGCCTGGAGCTTGCCCGCCGTATAGAAGTTCTTTCCGGGCCTGCGGCTATCTACCAACAGAACAACCGCCGCGGCGCCGGTGGAACGAATTACACAGGGGATTGACCATGATGACTCGCAACACGCTGCACCGTCCGCTGGGTGAAACTGAAAACATGCTCGAGCAGTGGGGATACTGGCGGATGGATGGAATGGGTGTGCCCAGCTATGCCTCGCCCACGCTCGCCCTGATGCGGGATGCCATGCCGATGCCCGGTAAATCGTATGTGATCACCGATGAGCTGGCCGGGCTTGTTGACGCGGCTGTAGCTGGCCTGTGCAAACGTCACCAGCAGATGGGCGACATGGTCTGGTTCTACTACGGCGCGAAGTGGCCAGCGATCCGTGTTGGTCGCCATTTCTCAATGAGCGAAGGCAAGGCCCGCGAACTGATCAAGGCAGGTGCAGCCTGGGTGGATTGCTATTTGGAGGGAGTTCGAGCAGCAGCGTAAAAAAGGGTTGTCCATATGGAATAGCTCTGTTTTCATGGCACGGTGTTCAGCTGTACCAGCGCGACACGATGACAATTAGACCTCAGCCAATCGCTGGGGTCTTTCGTTTCAACGTTACGAAACTCTAAACTCGTTTACGCAAGCCACATCGTAATTCAAGCTCTCGTAGTAATCGATCAAAGCCTTAAGCATCTGAGGTGCTGCACTGCGGGATGAGTGAAGCTCACCAAGATGAGGATCGAACAACTTGAACTGATCTCCTTCACAAGAACAAGCGATTCCATGACCTTGAAGGTTTCCAAAGCGTAAGCTCAGTAAATGCTTTCTGCCTGCCTGAGCCACATCGCTTGCTACTGTCTGGGCCATTCGCGCAATACCACCTGATGCATCAACAATTTTAGGTCGTCTACGTAATGAAAAACCCGCATTTTCCAGAATGGCGGTGCTGGCAGTGAATAACGGGGCTTCATCATCATTTGAAAGTGCAGAGGCCAATGTATTGTTAAAGACCTGATGTCTCTGTGCTCCGTTACTTTGCCCCGCTCCATGATAATCAAGGTGGTCCATTCGTGATTGTGCGTTGCCGGAGTTGCTCATTAAAAGCCACTCAGTGGAAAGGCCAGTGCAGATATCGTCTCTATTGACATCTCTTGGAGCTACCGCAAAATCATTGATGTTTGTGTGCCTAGTAGAACTACCTCCTTGACTTACGCTTGAAGAATGTGCGCACCCTTTATCACCCAATATTAGTGCTAGAAACGGATGTATCCCTCTGCTTCTTGGCTTTAGAGCTAAGTCTAAAGGCATTTCTCGGCTCGTTTCCGAATGCCCAGCCTGAGGTGCGCTCGATGCTTGTGGAGCATGGTTGTCTTGATAATGCACAGTAGCAAGCGCTGGTGTTGCCATGTTTATCTTCATGTATACCTCGAATTTTTCCCGTTACGGCTTTTGGCTTAAAAGCTGTCCAGCTATCCTAAAAGCACTATTTGAGTGTCCGAATTACCCTCCCGGTTCCATAGGGCTATGGCTGGGCAGGTCGAGAAAATCAAACCGGTTGCTGAAACTGTCCTTGACATTCTGCGCAAAGAGCTCAAGCCCGGCGGAATCCTTTACCGCCGCTAACTTGCCCATTGGGCAAACCCAGAACCCGCCATTGAGCGGTCTTTATTTTAAACCCCCGAAAGGGCGGAACCCGGACGCGCACCATGCCCGAAAAGAACCCCGACTTATGGGCGCAGGTCTGGATGGCCCTATCTAACCCACTTTGGCAGGGCGCGATCATGGCCGTCATCGTCTCACTACTGCGAATCCTCTACGACGCAAAAGAGACCAGCAAACGCCGGATCTGCTTTGAAGCGTTGATCTGTGGTGCGTTGAGCCTGGTTGCGTCGAGCTTGATCGAGTGGATGACCTGGCCGCCCAGCCTGTCAGTTGCTGCCGGTGGAACCATCGGCTTTCTCGGCGTCACAGCCATACGCGAACTGGTGACACGGTTCATCGGCCGTAAGGTGGACATCACATGAAAGCTATCGCCGCTGCAATCATCATCGGCCTTGTTGCCCTCTTGCTCGTTGGCATCCAGCAGTACCGCGTCGTTGCCCTCAGTGGCGCCATGCAACTGGAGACCAAGAGCAAGAACGAAGCCATTGCGGCCAATAAAGAAAGCGAGGCCACCATCACCACGCTGCGTGCCGAGGCACGACGCAACGCTGCATATCAGATAGACCTGAACCAGCGGATCAAGGCCAGTGAAGACAAAGCCAAACAGGCGAGGAAAGACTTTGAAGACCTCAAGCGCAACAGCAAGCCGGTTCGTGATTGGGCTTCTCAGCCTCTGCCTGACGGCCTGCGCGGCAAAGCCAGTGCTGGTAACAAAAACGTCAGCGGTACGAATCGACCCCCCTGAACTCATCCCCTGCGAACGCATCAATGCTGATGAGGCCGATCTGCGGCTGAATGGCGACGTGTGGGAGCTGAAGGATCAGGCCATCAAACTGCTGGATACGTGTGCTGATCAGGTTGACGCACAGATCCTGCGCAGCCAGAGCAAGTAATCAGCGAGGCAAGATATGAATCGTAAGCAGATCAACTTGGCGCAACAGATGTTCTACGAGCGCGAAAAGCTCCAGGCGCTGCTCGACACCGTCGTGTCGGGCAAAGGGCTTGCAGTCTCGATAGGCGGGACTTGGCAGTCCTGAAGACGTGGTGGCGGAAGTACAGCGCCCAAGCTGGAGCGGGAGGTAGGCATGGCCTGTAGTGGATGCGACGCCCGTCGCGAGTGGATCAAGAAGTGGAGCAAGGTGGCATATGAACGAGCACAGCAACTCCTTGCTAAGCCAGATCCTGGCCGAGCAGGTGAAGCAGACCGAACTGATGCGCTTGATGACAGAGCAGCAGACGCTGCTGATCGAAGCACTGAGTGAAGAAGAGCCAGAAGACCCTGATGCACCGCCCCAGACTTACCTGGACGGCACACCATGCCTTTGAGGCCGCAGAAGCCATGCAATGCCCAAGGCTGCAACACATTGACCCGCAACCCTCGGTACTGTGACGCCCACAAGGATGTAAGTAAGCAGTTCGAAGTGAAGCAGCGTGAGAAGCAGCGCGAGACCAGCAGCCAACGAGGCTACAGCTATAAGTGGCAGCAGGCACGTAAGTCCTACCTTGCCAAACATCCGCTGTGCGCTGAGTGCGAACGCCAAGGATTGGTAGTCGTGGCAACTGACCTCGATCACATCGTGCCTCACGGCGGTGACAAGGATGCCTTCTGGGTTCGATCCAACTGGCAAGGCCTGTGCCACGCATGTCATAGCAGAAAAACGGCGGCAGAGGACGGCGGATGGGGCAACCCCCAGGCTGCCCGGCCCCGATGAGCGAAACGAGAAATATTCTCTTCAGACTTCACGAAAACGCACCGCTATGGTGCGCGCATCAGTATGGTGCGGTGGGGGCGGGTCAAAAGTCTGGTGCCTTTGGCTTCTAGACCGCGCCCTCAATCGTTTTTTTACACCCGCGAAATTAAAAATTCTGGAGTTGCGCGATGGGAGGTACCGCCACGGTCGCCGGCCGTGGTCGCAAACCCAAGCCGACCGCCAAGAAAGCACTAGCCGGAAATCCCGGTAAACGCGCGCTGAATAAGGCTGAGCCGGCTTTTTCGAAGATCACAAATGTTGATCCACCCGAATGGCTCAGCGGCCGCGCTTCGCAGATGTGGAAGATGATTGTTCCCGAGCTTCTGCGCGAAAACGTGGTCGCTATAACTGATTTACACAACGTCGAAGCGTTCTGCGTTGCATACGACAACTGGCGGATGGCGCAAGAATCAGTCCAGACCCACGGCATCGTGGTTACTGGTGCAACCGGCGGACCGATGAAAAACCCGGCACTGACTGCCGCGAACGAAACGATGCGGCAAATGGTTACGTTCGGGTCGATGCTCGGCCTTGATCCAGCCAGCCGCACACGTCTGATCGGAGGAAACAAGGAAAAAGAGACCAACGAATTCGCCGAACTATTGAGATCCTGAATGGCCAAGTCCGCCCACCCCAACGTTGATAAAGCGATGGTGTGGGGTAGGTCTCTGCTACGCGGGAAAGTGCCAGCTTGTCGCTACATCCATCAGGCAGTGCAGCGCCATTTCGACGACATGGCAGCCAGCCGCAAGCGCGGGTTCAGATTCAAGTTCGATCCGGCGAAGGCTGAGAAAAAACTCAAGCTGATTCAGCTATTGCCACATACCAAGGGTGAATGGGCGTTCAAGCGTCAGCGAATCAGCCTTGAGCCATGGCAGCTTTTCGGTCTCGCCGTCACCTTCGGGTGGGTCAAGAAGAAGGGCGGGTACCGCCGGTTTCGTGAGAGCTATTGGGAGATTCCCCGCAAGAACGGAAAGTCGGTAGTTGCGGCCGGTGTCGGCATCAGCATGTTCGTTGCGGATGGTGAGTACGGCGCCGAGGTGTACGCAGGTGCCACCACTGAGAAGCAGGCTTGGGAGGTTTTCCGCCCTGCGAAACTGATGGTGGCCAAGTCACCCATGCTGGTCCAGGCGGCGGGCATCGAGGTCAACGCCTCGAACATGAATATTCCGTCCGACTTCAGTCGCTTCGAGCCACTTATTGGCGACCCTGGTGACGGCGCATCACCCAGTTGCGCGATCGTGGACGAATATCATGAGCACCGCACCTCGGCTCAGTACGACACCATGCTCACTGGTATGGGCGCCCGCCGGCAACCGCTGATGTTCATCATCACCACTTCCGGCGCCGATATCGAGGGGCCCTGCTACGACAAGCGTCGCCAGGTCATTGAGATGCTAGAGGGCACTGTCCCAGACGATGAACTGTTCGGCTGGATCTGGACGCTTGATGAGGGCGACGATTGGACCGATCCCAAGATGTTGGCCAAGGCCAACCCCAACCATGGCGTGTCTGTGTTCCAGGAGTATCTGGAAAGCCAGCAGGCTCGTGCGATTCGGTCTGCGCGTTTCACCAACACGTTCAAGACCAAGCATCTGAATCTGTGGGTCAGTGCCAAATCCGGCTTTTTCAACATGCAGGACTGGAAGTCCTGCGAGGACACGTCGCTCACACTCGATCAATTCGAGGGGCAAGAGTGGATCGCCGGATTCGACCTTGCACGAAAGCTGGACATGAACTCGAGGGCGCGCCTGTTTTGGCGGGTGATCGACGGAAAGATTCACTACTACAGCGTGGCTCCCAAGTTTTGGGTGCCATACGACACCGCTTATGACAGCGACAACAAGCGCATGTCCGAGCGCTTCCAAGCCTGGCTGAACTCGAAACACCTTGAGGTTACCGATGGTGCCGAGATCGATTACCACGAAATTCTTGAAGACACCAAAGAGGCGAATCAACACGCACCGCTGCGTGAATCGCCCATCGACCCGCATGGGGCTACTGGGTTGAGCCATGACCTCGATGACGAAGGTTTCAACCCGATCACCATTACCCAGAACTACACCAACATGTCCGACGCCATGAAAGAGCTGGAAGCGGCTATTACCGCTGGAAGGTTCCACCATGACGGCAATCCGATCATGACCTGGTGTATCGGCAACGTGATCGGCAAAAACATGCCCGGTAACGACGACGTAGTGCGGCCCATCAAACAGGGCGATGACAACAAGATCGATGGCGCTGTGGCACTAATCATGTCGGTCGGTCGGGCGATGATGCAAGTCATTGTCGGCGATGGCGGCGTGGACCGATTCATGGATTCAATCCGGGACCCAATATTCGAATGAACACAGCATCAATCATTTACCTGCTGACAGCAGTGCTGGGCTTTGCCCTTGCAGTGGCAGGCGTATACGTGCTGCTTGGCGTGGGTTGGGCGCTTATTGCCGCCGCTTCTTCGTGCTTCGTAGCGGCAGCTTTCATTCGAAGGGGGCTGACCGTTGGCTAAGTCTTTTAAATCCGTCTTGAACGGCGCAATCAACGCGCCGCGGTCATCGATTATCGATTGGGTGGGCAGGTCTCTCTCAGGCAGCGCTTCCGGAATTTGGGCGCAAACCGTGGGCAGCACATCCGCCAACGGCAAAACCGTGACGATCAACAAAGCCATGCGCCTGGCCGCTTGCTGGTCTTGCGTGCGCCTCATCTCCGAAACGATCGCAACGCTGCCGCTCGGCCTATACCGGCGCATGCCTGATGGTGGTCGTGAGGTGGCCGGTGACAATGACCTGCATTGGATTCTTAACACCAACCCGAACAGCCGCATGACTGCTGTGCAGTTTTGGGAGGCCGTAGTGGCTTCGATGCTGCTTCGGGGTAACGCTTTTGTCGAGATCATCCGTATAAGCGGCCGGATCGTAGCGCTTGAATTCCTGCTGCCCAACCGCATGGATTTGGATGTCGCGGACAACGGCGAGATTCTGTACCGGTACCGGGAAAAAAACGGGCAGCTCCGCGATATTGCTGGCAGCAACATGATGCATATCCCTGCGTTCTCTCTGGATGGGCAAATCGGGCTCTCACCCATCGCCTACGGCGCCGACGTATTCGGCGCGGCAATGTCGGCCGAGGATGTTGCAAGCTCCACGTTCAAAAACGGCATGCACCAAACCGTGGCCTTTGAGGTGGATGCAACGCTGAACAAGCAGCAGCGCGACGATTTTCGCGACTATGTTCAACGCATCAGCGGGGCGATGAATGCCGGTAAATCACCGGTGCTGGAAAAGGGTGTTTCCGCCAAAGTGATTGGTATCAATCCGGTGGACGCTCAGCTGTTGGAATCTCGAGAGTACAGCGCCGAAGAGATCTGTCGCTTTTACATGGTGGACCCGACGCTGGTCGGTTACAGCGATAAGGCATCGAATTGGGGGACCGGCCTTGAGCAGAAGTTGCTTCGATTCCTGACCTTCACGCTGCGCAGCTACATGCGCCGCATTGAGGAAGGCATCAGTCGCAGTTTGCTGGCGCCTGCGCAGCGCCGTCAGATTTACCCTGAGTTTTCCATCGAGGGCTTGATGCGTGCTGATAGTGCCGCACGAGCAGCGCTGTATTCGGGCATGGTGCAAAACGGCATCTACACGCGCGACGAATGCCGCATGAAAGAGAACCTGCCCAAAATGGGCGGCAATGCCGGTGTGCTAACTGTGCAAACCAACCTTTCGCCGATCGACAAACTGGGTCAGGGCGATGACGGGCAAGCCGCAAGGGCAGCTCTACAGAACTGGCTAGATCAGCCGGCAAACTCGAAGGAATAAATAATGCAACCAAAATCCAAGGCTGGCAGTTTTAACTGCGAGCTGAGCCCGCGCGCGCTCGACAGATGGAATCCGGCCATCAAAGCGGCCGTGGAGTCCACCAGCGATACCATCACCATCTACGGCGTTATTGGCCAGGACTGGTACGGGGAAGGCGTTACCGTCTCGCGTATCGACGCGGCCCTTCGCTCAATCGGCGACAAGCCAGCCACCGTGTACATCAATTCGCCAGGTGGCGACATGTTCGAGGGCCTGGCCATCTACAACCGGCTGCGCGAGCACAGCCAGCCGATCACAACCAAGGTCCTGGGCCTGGCCGCATCGGCTGCGTCGGTGATTTACATGGCCGGCGCAAAGCGGGAAGTTGCCAGCAGCGGGTTTCTCATGATCCACAACTGCTGGACGCTTGCAGTCGGCAACCGCCATGACTTGCGCGATGTAGCGAACACGATGGAAGAGTTCGACGCTGCGATGGCAGACCTTTACGCGGAAGGCAGCGGCCAAGCGGTTGCTGACATTGCCGAGATGATGGATGACGAGACGTTCATACGCGGGCGAAGAGCAGTTGAGCTCGGGTTTGCAACGGCCGTTCTATCTTCTGACGAAATCACCGAGCGTGAAGACGAGCAGGCCCAGCAGAGTAATGCCCTGAAAGCCATGGACATCGCTCTGGCAAAGGCCGGAATGGCCCGAAGCGAACGTCGCGAACTCTTCGCCAATTTTAAGTCCAGCACGCCGCGCGCTGCTGGCGGGGGCACGCAATACGCTGCCTCGTCCGATAAGCCCCGCGCTGTCGCGCCAGACCTCACCGCCTCCCTGAGCGCGGCATCCGACATCCTCAAATCTTTCCAAGGACTATCGCAATGAGCGACTTCGAAAAGCAATACACCGAGCTGAATGCCAGCCTCAAGACCATTGGCGACCAGATCAAATCCCAGGCGGAGACCAGCAACAAGGAAATCGCCCGTCACGGTGAGATGAACGCCGAGACTCGTGCCAAGGTTGACGAGTTGCTGATGAAACAGGGCGAACTGCAGGCTCGCGTTCTGGAAGCGGAGCAAAAGCTTGTCAATGCCAACCGTGACACTCAGCGCATCGAGAGCCCGAAGTCCGCTGGCGAGTTGATTGTTACCAGCGAACACATGGAAGGCGTCAATTCGTCTTTCCGTGGCTCCCGTCGCGTTTCCGTACCCCGCGCCGCTATCACCACCACATCCGCCGGTGGCTTGGCGGCCACGGAGCGCCTGGACACTGTCGCGCTGCCGGGCATGCGTCGGGCCACCATTCGCGATCTGATTGCACCCGGCGAGACTGAGGCGGGCTCGCTTGAGTATGTCCGCGAAACAGGCTTTACAAACAATGGTGCGACCGTAGCGGAGGGCTCTGCAAAACCGTATTCCGAAATTGAGACCGCCTTGGTCACGGCGTCGGTTCGTACCATCGCCCATCTTTTCAAAGCCTCGCGTCAGATTTTGGATGACGCAAAGGCTTTGCAGAGCTACATCGACGCGCGCGCTCGTTATGGGTTGCTGCTCGCTGAAGAGGCTCAGTTGCTGTACGGCAGCGGAGCAGGTGCAAATCTGCAAGGGCTCGTTCCGGTTGCAAACCAATACGCGTCTCCAGCTGGCTGGACCGTAACCGGCGAACAGCGCATCGACCGGATTCGCCTGGCCCTTCTTCAATCCGAGCTGGCAGAGTTCCCTTCGGATGGCATCGTGCTCAACCCAACTGACTGGGCGCTGATCGAGTTGATCAAAGACAGCCAGGGCCGCTATCTGATTGGTCAGCCGCAGGAAGGCACTGCGGCTCGTCTGTGGAATCGCCCGGTAGTCGCGACCCAAGCCATGAAGCCAAACGACTTCCTGGTGGGAGCCTTCAAACTTGGTGCGCAGATCTTCGACCGGATGGAAGTTGAAGTTTTGATTTCTACCGAGAATGACAAGGACTTCGAAAACAACATGGTCACGCTTCGCGCCGAAGAGCGTCTGGCGTTTTCCATCTACCGTACCGAAGCCTTCGTCACTGGCAAGCTCACGGCTGCCGCCGCTGCGGCTTAAGCTGCCCAACCCCTAAAGTGGCCGGCACCGCCGGCCCACCGAGGTGAGACATGTCAGATGTATTGATCAAGCCGCTGCGGGCTTACGAGGACCGCGGCATCATCCGTGATACCGACAACGAGCCTTATGCCGCGCCTGTATGGCTGGCCAAGGAACTGGAGCAACTCAAGCTTTGCAAGATCGTAGGCGAGGCTGGCGCAGCGCTGACCAAAAATTCCAGTGACCGCTCGGCGCTGACGATTGCCAAGAAGGGGCAGCGCTGGATTATCGTCGACGCTGAGGGCGCTCAGGTCGGTGACTTTATCGGCAAGAAAGAAGAAGCCGAAAGCGAGTTGGCCAAACTTTTGACCTCCACCACACCGGAGCCCGCTGGCAATCCTGGACCTGATGTTCCTGGCGAAGGACCGCCGGTTCAGGACGAGAATTCGCCCCCACAAACCGAGCAGAACCAACCGCCTCAGGAGTGATACATGCCTGTTATCAGTATAGAAACGGCCATGCATCACCTGCACGCAGAATCCGAGGATCAGCCGCTCGTGGAGGAACTTCTGGGCGCGGCTGAGGAAGCTGTTATGCAGTTTTTGCAGCGGCGGTTCTATGCCGATCAGGCTGATGTCGAAAAGGTGAAGGCTGAAATCATTCAGCGCACCCAAGCCGCGAGAGCTGCATACCGGGCTGCGCTGGAGTTGGCCGACGACCCAGAAAACGCTGATATTCGCTGCCGTCTTCGCGAGCGCGCTCGCCAGTCGTTGTCTGAAAGCTTTGAGCAGATTGATATGGACGACTTCGGCATCGTGATCAACAAGGCCATACAGGCAGCATGCCTGCTCAAGCTGGGCAACCTCTTCGCCAACCGCGAGGAAGTGGTAATCGGCACGAATGCGACGGAGCTGCCACTGGCCTCCAAGTCTCTACTTATGCCTTACCGTATTGGGATGGGCGTGTAATGCGTGCCGGTCGGTTGCGACATCGCATTACGTTTCAGGCGCTGCGCCGACTGCAGGACCCTAAAACCGGTGAAGAGCTGGCGAGCTGGCAGACGGTGTGGGACAAAGTCCCCGCAGCGGTCGAGCCGTTGAGCGCCAGAGATTTTATTGCTGCCCAAGCCAGCCAGTCAGAGGCCACCGCGCGGATGGTGATTCGCTACCGAGCCGGCGTGCTGCCGACGATGCGGATTCTTTACCGAGGGGACACCTACGACATCAAAGGTCCGCCTTTGCCCGATCCCGATTCGGGGCTGGACTATCTCACCATCTTGGTGGCCAAGGGGGTCAACGATGGCTGACTCGATTTCCTTCAAAATTGATGGCTTAAAATCACTTCGTGAGCAGCTGCAAAGTGTCAGTTACGACGTTAAGCGTAAAGGTGGTCGCTCCGCTTTGCGCAAAGCTGCCCAGCTGGTTGCTGATAAAGCAAAGGCTGGGGCGTTACTGCTGGATGACACCGAGACTGGTCGATCAATAGCGAACAATATAGTCCTTCGATGGAATGGACGCCTGTTCAGGCGGACTGGCGATCTGGGCTTTCGAGTTGGCGTGTTGCATGGGGCGGTACTCAAAAAGAATGCGGAAAAATCAGCCGGATCACCAACTCCTCACTGGAGATTGATCGAATTTGGAACCCGGAAAATGAAAGCCGAGCCATTTATGCGTCGCGCGCTAGCCGAGCATATAGGTATCGTTACAACCACATTTATTTCGGAATACGAGAAGGCTGTGGGCCGGGCTATCAGGCGAGCAGCCAGGTCAAAAGGAGGTAGCTGATGTCGGTCGCCCCAATATTCTCCGTATGCGCTGCAAATTCGGCTGTGACAGCTTTGCTGGGTTCTTCTCCGACCAGACTCTACCCATTCGGTGAGGCACCAGAAGGTGTGGCAAAGCCTTACGCGGTTTGGCAATTGATCACTGGAAGCCCTGAAAATTATCTTAGCGGTCGCCCGAACGTGGATGGTTTCACATTGCAGGTCGATATCTACGCTGACACTGCGTCTTCCGCTCGCAATGTAACAGAAGCCATAAGGAATGCGATTGAGCTGACGGCCTACATCACCCGCTGGGGCGCGGAATCTCGAGATACTGAAACAAAACTTTATCGCAGCAGCTTCGATGTGGACTGGCTAGTTCACCGGTAACGCTGTTCGGAAAACCGTAGCCCGCCGTGAGCGGGTTTTTTTATGCCCGAAATTTGGAGAACACAATGGCTATTTTGACTCAAGGCACACAGATGTACGCGCTGGTACCGAGTGCTGCGGACCCCACAAAGCTTGAAGTGGTAGAGGTGGAGTGCGTCACGGCGTTCAGCCCGGGTGGTAACCCAGCCGATCAAATCGAAGTAACCTGCCTCAGCGACAAAGTCCGTCGCTATATGCGGGGTTTGCGGACCCCTGGACAGGCCACATTCTCTGTGGACGCCGATCCTAAAAATGCATCCCATGTGCGTTTGTACCAGCTCTCGGAAAATGACGCCGTAGAAAGTACTTCATGGGTCGTTGGCTGGGCTGACGGGTTCGGTATCAAGCCAACCGTAAATGCCGCCGGTGATGATTTTGAGCTGCCGGATGCAAGGACATGGTTTCTATTCGATGGTTACGTCTCCGACTTCCCGTTCGATTTTGCGGGAAACACCGTCGTTAAAACGGCGGCAACAATTCAGCGCTCAGGTGGCTCTGCTTGGATCACGAAGGCGGCCGCGTAATGGAACTGAATATCGCCAATCTGAAAAAATCCAAGGCTTTCACTGCCAGGCCTATCGCAAAAACGATCGAGTGGGGCGACAAGAAGCTGACTTGTTTCGTTCGCCCACTGTCCTATCACACGGCAGTAGGTGACATCGCCACGCATCGGGGCGCAGATCCTTTGGCGTGTCGAATCGCTGCCAGCATTTGCGACGCAAATGGAAAAGCCGTTTTCACCGTCGCCGATATCACAGGTGAGGCCGATCCCGAGAAGGGCGCACTTGACCCTGACCTGACTAATCTGCTGCTCATCGCTATCGGAGAGGTACAGAACTTGGGAAAGACCAAAGCCTCGAAGACATAGATGAACTATGGTGCGAACTCGTCATGAACGGAATCGGCGGTCGCACGATCGCCGAGGCGCAGGAAACGATGCTGTATTCTGAATTTTTGGTCTGGTGCAAATTTCGGGCAAAAAGGGGATCTCTTAACCAAGGAATGCGGGTCGAAACCGCCATCGCCAGATTGCTTTCGTTCTACGCCAACTTTAAAACCGGAAAGCAAACATTTCTCATGAGTGATTTCGCGCCCCACATGGATGTTGCAGAGCTGACTCTAAAGGAGGCCATGGAGTCATGGGCTTAAGTGATTCTCATGTTCGATAAACTTCTTGTTGCGCTGGTCTAGAGATTGTAGATTGAAGTCTCTATACGAGAACGATTGAAAGGGTTGTGAAAATGGCGCACCTTCGGTGTCAAGCGTGCAATGCAAGGGTTTCTGAGTCTGATGTGACCTGTCCTGTGTGTAATACGCGGATTGTAAAGTCAAGAAATTCATGGCTAATTGTGATATTAGTCATATTGCTCTGTGTTGTAGTTGCTGCAATGATCTGGTCGTTATCTGCAAGTGGTAATAGAAGTAATGATAAGAGTGAAGTTGCGGAACTCAGTGATCGGCAAGGTGATTCGAAAATAGAGGCAGCTGCGCTTGATGCTGTTCTGCAATCAATGAAGGACCCAGATTCAACAAGGTTTGGTGATGACTTGAGGGTTAATTATATACAGGGTAAAAATGTGGTATGTGGAAGTGTTAATAGTAAAAATAGTTTCGGCGGTTTTTCTGGTTTTAAAAGGTTCTTGTATTTTTATGAAGGCAACCAGTTGGTGGTAGAGCCTAAGGGCGACTTTGATCGTCTTTGGTATTTATTCTGTTAGAAGTCATTTAATGAATCATGGACCGCCTTCGGGCGGTTTTTTATTGGGCGGAGAAAAATATGGCCAGCGGTTCACTGGGTACCCTGACGCTGGATCTTATTGCGCGCATTGGTGGTTTTATCGCGCCGCTCGACAAAGCCGAGCGTGCCGCCACCAAAGCTGCAAGCGGGATTGGTGGCGCAGCAGATGCGGCAGCAGGAGGGCTTGGCTCTTTAAGCGCCGCTGCGTCCGCAGTTGCAGCAGCTGTTTCGGGCATTTCTGTAGGTGCCATATTTTCCACTTTTATTACCAACACAATTGATGCAGAGAACGAGCAAGTTCAGCTTGCGGCTGTGCTGAAATCTACTGGTTCAGCAGCAGGTTATACGCGCGACCAGTTGAACGGAATGGCTGATGCCATGGCCGACGCTACGAGCTTTTCGGGTGGTGATATTAGTCAGGCGCAAACAGCGCTCTTGGCGTTCACCGGAATTGTAGGCAAAGAGTTTCCGCGCGCATTGCAGTCGGCCGCCGACATGGCCTCTCGCACCGGCTCAACCATCCAGCAGTCAGCAGAAACCATTGGCAGGGCATTGGACGTCCCTAGCGCTGGTTTGACAGCCCTCAGCAAGCAAGGCTTCCGATTTACTGAAGACCAAAAGAAACTGGTAGATACATTCGAGTCGGTAGGGGATGTAGCGTCCGCGCAAGGAATTGTTCTTCAAGGCCTCGAGAGCACATACGGTGGTGCCGCAGCTGCGGCTCGTGACACGCTTGGCGGCGCCATCGAAGTGGTTACTAACTCTTTCAATGACCTGCTGACGAAGTCCGGAGGGCTGGATTCTGCCAAAGAAGCGCTGATCGGAATATCAGATGCTTTGAAGACACCGGCCGCTGCCGATGGATTGGTTCTCGCAGCTAGGGCAGCAGCAGCGCTTGCTACCGTCCTGACAGTTCGACTGGCAGCTTCAGCGGCGTCTGCGGTAGCTGCTTTTATCGCCATGCAAGCGGGAACATTTCAGGTCCAGCTTGCGCTGGCAAGAATGGCCGGAGTATCCACAAGCGCCGCTATTGCCCTGACTACGTTGACGACTGCTGCTCGGGCTGCCTCTGCCGCAATGGCATTTGTCGGAGGACCAGTAGGTGTAGCAATCTTAGCCGCTTCAGCCCTGGCTTATTTCGCTACAAGCTCAAGTGATGCCAGTGCTGGCTCCACTGAACTAGCTCAGAAAGTTGATTATCTTGGACAGTCATTCGATGGCCTTACAAAAAATCAAGCTCAGTACTCTTTAAAAGGGCTTAGCGCTGAGTTCAGACTTCAGAAGTATGCGGTATCTGATGCCCAAAATCTGGTCAATAGTTACAAGCAAAGCATCGAAAGCTTTCCCAGTGATGGACGAGTTAAAGAATGGACTTCAGGATTAATAGAGCAGTCATCTGCGCTTGATACAGCAAAGCAAAAACTAGAAGCTTTGTCTGCGCAGATGAATGTGCTGAACGGGATTCTTGCAGCACCCGTGAGCATTGCTGCTTCAAAAGTTTACACCGATCTATCCGGCAAAATTGAAGAGCAGATTTTAGTAGCGGATAAAAAGTCCGAGGCCGAAAAGCTTCAGGCGCGTATCAGCGCGGGCCTCATAAAAGGACTCAAGGAAGGTGAAGGTGATTTGCTTGTGGCTAAGCAAAAGAACCTTGATGCCATAGAGGCAAGTGTCGCCGCAAGTCGCAAGGCAGATGAAGATGCAAAGTCCGAAGCCAAAAACGCTGCCGCCGCCGCTGCTGAAGCAATCCAGCGTGGCAATGATGCGATTACCGGATACCAGCGTCAGATTGAGTTAATTGACGAAACGACCGGGGCTCAAGCCAAGGCAACTGAGGCATCGAAAGTCGCATTCGACACCGAGTATGGAAAGCTCAACGACATAAGCGCGGCCCAAAAAGAAAATCTCAAGGGTCTTGCTGCTGAACTCGACGCTAAAAAAGCGTTGCAGAAAGCCAATGACGAGGAAACCAAGGCCGCAACTTATCTCGCTACTTTGAAAAACGAAAATGCTTCCATCAGCGCTGGCTTCGACATGGAGCTTGCTGGCACTGGGATGGGAGACAAAGCCCGGGATCGCCTGAAACAGGATATGGCCATTCAGGAGGATTACACCCGCAAGGCTGCGGACCTCCAGGCGCAGCGCAACTCCGGCGATATCAGCGCTGAGCTGTATGCCAAAGAGACCGGCATGCTATCTGACGCGCTAGCTGAACGGATGGTAAAGCAGCAGGACTATTACAACCAGGTTGATGAGGCCCAGTCCAAGTGGATGGAAGGCGTCAGTGATGCCTGGCAGAATTACGTAGACGCTGCCGAAAACTATTCGGCTATCGCGGCTGATTTCGTATCTGGCAGCCTGGACGATTTGACCGGTGGTCTGGGCGGCGTGTTCTCCGATGTAGTTACCGGTGCAAAGGATGCTGGTGATGCAATTGCGGACTTTGCCAGCAACATGGGCAAGTCGGTGATCAACGCGCTTTCTGACATGGCGGCGCAGTGGTTGGTCTATCAGGGCATTCAGCTGCTGGTTGGCAAAAGCGGTCAGTCGGCCGCGGCCACCGGTTTGATCGCCAACGCGCAAGCATCGTCTGCGCAGGCCGCTCTGAACGCTTACGCATCGACCGCCGGTATTCCTCTGGTCGGTCCTGCTCTTGCTCCAGCTGCTGCGCTTGCAGCGACTGCGGCAACTGCACCAATGGTCGCCGCTGTATCCGCATCAGCGCTCGCCGGTATGGCTCACAACGGTATGGACAACATCCCGAAAGAGGGCACCTGGCTGCTTGATGGCGGTGAACGCGTGCTGAACCCGAACCAGAACCGCGATCTGACCAAGTATTTGGCTGACAAGTCTGGCGGTGCAGGTGGCGGCGGGTCGCCGATCAGCATCAGCGTGCCGGTGACCGTCCAAGGCCAGCCAGGCATGAGCGATGCCGAGGCAGCCAGCCAGGGCAGGGCCATAGGCGAGAGTGCAGCCCAGCAGGTGCGTCAGGTTCTCCAGCAGGAAATGAGGCAGGGCGGTTTGCTCTGGAGGCGCGCGTAATGGCTGAGACATTCGATTTTGATGTGCAGGTAGGTGCCTCGGGCGATGTGAAGCAGCGCACTTGGTCGAACGACTTCGGCGACGGTTACACCCAGGCAGGCGGTGTCGGTATCAACACCAAGTCGCAAGCGTGGGATGTGACGGTGACCGGGCGGTTCGGCGCGGGCCAGAAACTTCAGCAGGTCCAGGACTTTCTGGACCGACATGAGGGATTCAAGTCATTCCTCTGGACACCGCCAGGTAGCGGGCAGGGCCGATACATGTCGAACGGCTACAAGCTGTCGACCCTCGGCAACGGTCTGCACTCTTTGTCCACGAACTTCAAGCAGGTCTTCACGCCTTGATGAGGAAGACATGCCTGTTGTCCGCTGCAAGAAGGCATTCACGACTTAGAAAATCCGGGGATGAAAGATTTTTCGGGTTGAATTTCCATCACATTTTCCCCGTCAGCTATACCGACTTGACCAGTTACCTGGCGTGAAAGGTACGTTCGTCTGGTCGCCGTCCCGTAGTAATGGCATTGTGGTATTTTCTCGCGCTGTCGTGATGGAGATGCCTAGGATGGGTACTGTAGTAATTGAGAATGATGAGTCGGCGTTAGCATTGCTTGAGACGCTTCTGCGAGAACCTGACGCGGAAATGCCCAATGTAGAATTCAAGGATTGGCCGCGCTTCGAAATGCACGTAAAGGGTGAGCGCTATCACTCAACCATTACGCCTGAGCTTATGGAGTCATTTCTCGATCTCAAAAGACGATCAATAAGTCGTTCGCGCTTCTGCGTTACTCTGATTCAAGCAGGCGTCTGACCAAGACTGATCGTGACGAACTGAAAATATTGGTTGAAGTTACAGATGGGAGTTCTGGGTTTTTCGCTTTTCTGGGCGACCAGGCAGAAGCTCTAATACAGGGTTTATCTGAGGGCTTTAAAACCATGGATTCCAAACACAAACTCATCACTTTTCTTGCTTTAGGTGCGCTCGGATTTGGTACTGCTGGCTTCGTTTATCATCTCGAACATCAAGCAGATGCGCGTCGAGCAGAGCTTGTGAAGCTGGAATCTGATGGCGAGCGCGAAGAAAGATTAAAGACACTTGAACTCGTTAAACAGGCGTCAGAGACATCTGCTGATCGCTATGCGGAACTGATGAAGTTGGTAGTCGAAATGACACCACAGATCCAGACTATTTCCGAGCATATGTCTGGTACATATAACAAGATGATTTCTGCTACGCGGGACTCTGATGCTATTAATATCCAAGGTGTCGAGGTACCGGGTGTCACGGTAGACGAGCTCAGCAACACCCCGCGTAACGTTGCCGTGGAAGATCGCTCTGTTAGCGTTTTTCTGGTTAGAGGAGTGGATCATCGCTCGTCAGCTGAATACAAGCTCGCTTTGTATGATGTGCTTCGGAAAGTAGGAATTACGGCCACCTTGCCTCGAGACGGTTCGTTCGTCACTGACCAGATCCTAGATGTTATTCAAGAGGCTGAATGGGGAGGGCAAGTTGTCATGCTTCATCTGGTTACCAAGACTAGAGCGGGCAAGCTTATAAAAGCCGAGGTTGAAAAAGTTACAAGGATCACCGATCAAGATGCCTACGACCATGAGGCCGATGATCAACCCTGAACCAATCAGTCTGAAAGCAGACCTTAAAACCTAACCCCGCCAAGTGCGGGGTTTTTCTTTGGTGATCACCATGATTTACAGCGCGGATATCCAGAAACTGGAGCCCGGCAACCAGATTCGTCTGTACGAACTGGATGCCACACGGCTTGGTGCCACGCTCTGGCGCTTCCACGGCCACGAGCATGAAGGCGACATCATCTGGCAGGGCCAGCTGTATTCCCCAATCCAGATAGAGGCCAGCGGCTTCGACATTCGCGGTGATGGTCGACCTGCTACGCCAAAGCTCAGGCTGGCTAACGAGCTGTCGGGTGTTCCGCGTGCAGTTTCGGCGCTGTGCCTTCAGTTCAAGGATCTGGCCGGCGCGAGCTTCAAGGTGATCGAGACGTTCAAGCACTTCCTTGATGCGGCGAACTTCGACGGGGGCAACCCAGATGCCGCAGACCAGTGCCGCACCAGCCTGTGGAGAATCGAGCAGAAGACCGAAGAGAACTTTTCGGCTGTCGGTTTCGAGCTTTCCAGCCCCATCGACATGGAAGGCCAGCAGTTACCGTCCCAGCAGATCACCAAGCTGTGCCGGTGGGCCATGCGCGGGCAGTACCGTCAGGAGGCATGCGCGTACACCGGCACTGCGATGTTCGACAAGAAGAACGGGCCTACCGACAACCCGGCGCTGGACCGCTGCGGGGGCTGGTGGAGCAGCTGCAAGTTACGCGGCAATACTCGCCGGTTCGGCGGCTCAATGGGCGCAAGCCTGATCGCCAAGGGGTAACCATGCGAATCAATCAAAAGCTTCAGGACGCCATGCGGGCGCACGCCGAGCAGTCACACCCGGCCGAGGCCTGCGGGCTGCTGATCAAGACGGATAACGGACGTGAGTACGTACCTTGCGGCAACGTGGCCACGAACCCGCTGCAGCACTTCCTGATCGACAAGCACGACGCTGCTGCGGCAGAAGACAGGGGCGAGGTGCTGGCCATCGTGCACAGCCACCCGGACCGCGCCGCAACGCCGAGCATGACCGATCTGGTCAGCTGCGAGCTGCACGAATTGCCCTGGGCGATTGTGGGCTGGCCCGGCGGCGACATTCAGTGGTTCAAGCCCAGCGGGTTCCAGGCCCCGTTGCTGGGCCGGGACTTCTCGCATGGCCTGCTCGATTGCTGGTCGGCTTGCCGCGACTGGTACGCGCGCGAGGCCTCACTGCCGCTGCCGAACTTCGAACGCAAGGAACTGTGGTGGGAAGATCCGGACAGCCCCAGCCACTACGAAGAGAACTACGAGGCCTGCGGGTTCGTCAGGGTCGAGCAGCCTCAGCGCGGCGACTTGCTGGTTTTCCAGATTCCGACAGTGGGCAGGGCCTGCCACTTCCCGAATCACGCAGCTATCTACCTCGGCTCGGACGCCAGCCTGCACAGTGAGGACGCGCCAGCGCTGGGCGGCTCAGGACCGTTCATCTACCACCACATGCCCGGTCGCCTGGCCGCCCGAGAGGTCTACGGCTGGTCGATGGCCAACCGCGTGAAACTGATCCTGCGCCACAAGGAATACACCCCATGACCATGCGAACAATCAAGTTGTACGGCGTGCTGCGCAAGAACTTCGGGCGCGAATACCGCATAGACGTGCACAGCGTGCGTGATGCTGTGAACGCACTGTGCGCGATGAAGCCTGGCTTCGAGAAGTTTCTGAGGACCGGCGAAGAGCGCGGCCTGGTGTTCAGCGTGTTCTGCGGCAAGCGCAACGCTGGCGAGGCCGAATTCGATATGCAGGGCAGCGATAACACCGATATCCGCATCGTGCCGCTGATTCAAGGCAGCAAGCAGGCCGGTCTGTTTCAGGTCGTGCTCGGTGTGGCCTTGGTGGTTGCTGGCGCTTTTACGGGCGGGCTCAGCTCCGGTGTTGGTATGGCGCTTCTTGCTGGTGGTGCAGCCGTCGGCCTGGGCGGTGTCGTGCAGATGCTTTCACCCACGACCACCGCCAGCGTCGGCAGCAACAATGAAGACGGCAACAACCCCAGCTATGGCTTTGGGGGCGCGGTGACCACCGTCGCACAGGGCAATCCCTATCCGGTGCTCTACGGCGAACGAGAGATCGGCGGGGCCGTCGAGTCGGGCGGTATCTACACGCAAGACCAAATTTAAATATCGAAAAACACCCAACCCGCTCCGGCGGGTTTTTTATTGCCTGGAGATCCGCATGGGCGCAGCACGCAAACTCGTCGTTCAAGGTGCCAAGGGCGGCGAGTCGAGCCAGAAGCAGCCGACGATTGCAGAGAACAGCACGGCTTCTATCGCTACCGCTCGCATCGTCTATCTGTGGAGCTGGGGACCCATTGTTGGCCCGGTGGACGGCCTGCGTTCAGTGAAACTCGACGGAACGCCGCTGGTGGCCGAGGACGGCACTGTCAACTTCCCGGGCGTGAAGTGGCAGTTTCGCAATGGCGAGCTGAACCAGCAGCGCCTTGAAGGCATTGCCGAGTCGAGCAACGAAGTCGACGTAAACCAGCAGTTGCTCAGTACCACGCCTTATCTGCGCTCCATCAACAATCCGGTGCTGGACGCGCTTCGTGTGCGTTTCAGCTGGCCGCAGCTCCAGTCGCAGGACCAGAGCGGCAACATCAACGGCGTGCGAATCGATTATGCGATTGACCTGGCCACTGACGGCGGGCCTTTTGTTCAGGTACTGGCGGACTACGTTGACCGAAAGAACGTCACCAAGTATGAGCGCAGCCATCGGCTTAACCTGCCTGCGGGTAGCCGCTGGACGATGCGCGTGCGCCGGATTACGCCAGACGCCAACAGCTCGCTGGTTCAGGACGCCATGTTTGTCGAGGCGGTGGCCGAGGTCGTAGACAGCGATCAGGAATTTCCCCTCACCGCTGTGGGCTGTGTTGAGTATGACGCCCAGCAGTTCGGCGGCGATATCGCCAAGATTGCAGTGCTGATGCGCGGGCGCATCGTGCGCGTGCCGGCCAACTACGACCCGGAGACGCGGAACTATGCCACATCTGGCGCAGGCACTAGTAACGGGATATGGGACGGCACGTTCAAAGAGGCTTACACGAACAACCCGGCCTGGGTGTGCTACGACCTGGCGCTGAACCCGTACTACGGCCTTGGGCACCGGATCGATGCCACGATGGTGGACCGTTGGAACCTCTACCGCATTGCGCAGTATTGCGATCAGATGGTGCCGAACGGCATGGGCGGCATGCACCCCCGGATGACTTGCAATATCTACCTGCAAAAGCAGGCAGATGCCTACGCCGTACTGCAAGACCTGTCGAACATCTTTCACGGTATGAGCACCTGGGATGGCAGTCAGATCACGTTCAACGCTGACATGCCTGGCGACCCGGTCTACACCTACAACCAGTCGCAGATCCTCAACAACGGCGAAATCCAGTATTCAGGCACCCGCGCCCGCGACCGCCACAACTTGGCGATGGTGACCTGGGACAACCCGGACCAGAGCTTTTCGACGGACAAAGAGCCGGTATTTGATGAAGTGGCGCTGGCCGAAAGCGGGTCAGTGAATGAACTGTCCGTCGAGGCCTATGGCTGCACATCGCTCGCCCAGGCGCAGCGCGCGGGCCAGTACGCGCTGATCACCGAACAGACGCAGACGAGGGGCGGGACCTTTCGTGTTGGTCTGGACGGCAGTATTCCGAAAACAGGGCAGATCATTGCCGTAGCTGATCCCATGCTGGCCGGTCGTGCGAACGGCGGGCGGATCAGTGCGGTGGCAGGGCGCGTCATCACCGTTGACCGTGACATCGATCTTCCGACCGGTGCCAAACTGCGGGTGAACCTGCCCAGCGGCAAGACCGAGGCGCGGGTTATCACCTCGCTCACCGGTCGGCGGGTAACTGTCGCCGCCAGCTTCAGCGAAGTTCCAGAAGCCGAATGCGGCTGGATCCTCGAATACGACGACCTGAAAACCATGCAGTTTCTGGTGCGCAACATCACGCGCCCAGAATGGCACCAGTACCAGCTCGAGTGCATCCAGCACGAGCCGAGCAAGTTTGACGCCATCGACTTCGGCGCTGTGGTGGATATCCGCCCAATCAGCGGCATTCCAGTGGGCGTGCAGGCTGCGCCGGGCGCTGTGTTCGTGACTCAGCACGTCGTGATCGAGCAGGGTATTGCCGTCACCAACATGACCATCAGCTGGGACGCAGCGCCGGGCGCAGTTGCGTATGACGTGGAATGGCGCTGGGGCTCGCGCGAGTGGGTCAAGATGCCGCGCACGGGCGAACAGTCGGTTGAGGTACCGGGCATCTACTCCGGGCAGTACATGGCAAGGGTGCGCGCCGTCAGCGCTTTGAATGTGTCGTCGCTGCCTGCTACGTCGCTGTTGACGAACTTGCAGGGCAAGACCAGCTTGCCGCCTGCCGTAACCTCACTGACGGCCACATCGCTGCTGTTCGGCATCGCGCTCAAGTGGACTTTTCCACCAGGCGCAGAGGACGCGCAACGCACTGAAATCTGGTACAGCCAGACGACCGACCTGGCCAAGGCCACAAAGCTCAGCGACCTGGCTTACCCGCAGTCTGAATACATCATGCAAGGCCTGCTGGCTGGCGTGACTTTCTTCTTCTGGGCGCGCCTGGTGGACCGGACCGGCAATGTGGGGCCGTGGTATCCGACCGGTATCGGCGTGATGGGGCAGACCAGCAGTGATGCTGGGCCGATTCTTGAAATGATTGCCGGTCAGATTGGAGAAACCGAGCTTGGCCAAAACCTGCTGGAAAAGATCGAGCTGATCGAGCAACTGCAGGACCAGATCAACGCTCTGGACGGACTCAAGGCCTACGACCCAAATCACGCCTATGAAAAAGGTCAGATGGTCGTGGTGGATGGCCGGATATATCAGGCCGAGCAGGCCGTGCCTGTTTCGACGCCGCCGCCGAATTCAGCTTACTGGGAAGATGTGGGCAACCTGCTGGAGACGGCAAACGGCTTGGCTGCTCAGGTCCAGACCCACACCACCGAAATCAACGAGCTGAACGGAGTTGTCACTGCCCAGGCATCAAGCATGCAGGCGCTGCGGGCCGCTTACCGGGAGGACGACGGCGAGGGTGATCTGGCAGATGCGTTGAAGGGATACAACAGCGCCGCCAGCATCGTGCAAGAGCAGATGACACGGGCGACGCAGAACGAGGCGATGGCCCGCACCGTTACGCAACTGACCGCTTCGGTTGGCGAAAATACTGGGCGGGTCACGGAGCTGCGTGAGGTCGTCACTACCAATCTGGCGTCGACTGCTTCGTCTATTCAGCAGCTTTCTGCCTCTGTCGCTTCCGCAAATGATGCGACCACGAAGAACACTGCAGCGATCCAGCAAACGGCTACCGCCTATGCGGATACTGCCGGGAAGTTGACCACGATGTGGTCAGTGAAAATGCAGGTCACGCAGGACGGGAAGTATGTTGCGGCGGGGATAGGCCTCGGCATTGAAAACACCGGGGCAGGTCTGCAAAGCCAGTTTCTAGTCAGCGCTGACAGATTTGCGGTTGTGAACTCTATGGCGGGCGGCGCTACATCGGTCCCCTTCGCAGTGCAGAACGGTCAGGTTTTCATCAACTCTGCCTTCATTCAAGACGGGACGATTACCAACGCCAAGATCGGTAATGCCATTCAGTCGAATAACTATGTAGCTGGCAGTGCAGGATGGAAGCTTTGGTTCGATGGGACTTTTGAGATCAACTCGGCGCTGGGCAGCGGCGGGCGTCAAGTCATCAACAGCGCGGGCGGAAAGGTGTTCGATCAGAACGGCGTGAAGCGCTACCAGTGGGGGAATCTTGACGCATGAGTTTCGGTTCCAGGGTTTGGGATGAAAACGCGAACTTGGTCATGGACACGACCACGTTCACTTATCAGGTGATTTGGAAGGGAGTTATTGATTTCAGTGACACGTCCGGATCAACCGCGAAAGTAATCACTCTCAGTATTCCGGGATTTGATCCAGCCAACTGCGTATTTATGGTTATTCCCACGCGAGCGCAGGATATTCAATCCGCTGAAGGCGATGCGCTCGGAAATACCAAATCCTACCCCTACGTGACTACATCGGCTGGCCAAGTAGTTCTGAGGTCGGCCAACCCGTCAGCAAATCTCGGTAACACCAACCAGACGCGCATTGTCGCAAAAGGCTTCGCAGTGAGGTTCAAGACATGAGCTTTGGCGTTATCAGCATCAATGACAGCTCGTTCGTGCAGATCGATTCGGAAACGCCTCGGCTTTGCGTGCTCACGAAGGGTAGCTATTCAGGAACCACAAACGCAAACGAG